GTCACAATGCGTCGTGAACGACGCGTTGTCCCACTGGCGGGTTCCGTCTTCCAAGTACGGGGATGTAGGAAGGATTTTGGCCCGAAGCACGAATGCGACGGTCCATTATCCTAACTGCACCCTCGTACCTGGAACGCAACTGGAGGTGAATGGAAGTGAGCTTGGTCAGGTCTGCGCGACCGGAACTCCCGAAGGATGTCCGGGAACGCAGGTCCTCCCAACGCCCACGCAGTGTCTTGGCGATCCGCCAGGGACTAACATTCCAGGTTTTACCCGTGAATGGAATCCCTACGGACATCAAGGTCACTGCCTGGGAGGCAGCCACCGCGGTGAGCAGCTCGCACTTTGTACGGCCTGCTGCAGCCACGGGGTTTCCTCCCATTTCCAAAACCTCCAGCCCTCGTGTTCCTGGCTCCCGTGGATGAGTGAGGCGATCAATGACCGCGAAAGAGTGCTCGAAAGCCTCTTCCGCAGCATTGAGACCCCACTGCATACACGCGGAGCAGCCCGCGTACGACCAACACCTCTCCAGCATCGAGTGGTCCGCCGAGGCAGACTCATTCGTTGCGAAGAGGATCAGGCTGTGCGCGACCTGGCGGCTTGGTGCCTCCCTATGGAGCTGCGTGCTCCTCAGGAGGCCCAGGCCGCCCAGGTAACGAGGGAGGTACGGTACCAATCCGCGCTTAGTCGCCCACTGGCTGAGGCCGGGGAATGCAACCCGCTGGGCACGCCTAATCTCCTTGCGGAGATGAGGTGTTCCAGCGAGCGTTCCTTCGACCGCGAGTCCTGCGAGCGACCAAGCGGGTGCGAGAGCACGAACTTCTTCAGAGGTACGAACTTGGTCCCCGGTTCCTGCATGGCAGAATCCGGCGACCGACACTGTGTCGGCGGTTCGTTCTCCGTCGTAAAACATCTCCACGAAGCAACCACGGTTGTGGCTGCTGGTGTAGTGCTTCCCGACAGAGAACTTACCTCCGAAGCAGCGAAAGAGACGCTCATACTCGCGGATGGTGTACTTCGAGGCTATGCCAAGAAGATCATCACCGCAGAGTGCGAACGGCTCTTGACGAAGCGGCAGGGGCGACCCGCCTTGACGGCGTGCTTCGGTCCAAAGAAACGCGTGGTAGACGGAATAGATCGACCACGACAACGGGAGACCCATGAGGATCCCACGTGTTGTCGTGACCGGTTCAAAACCGTCTGCACGCAGTCTCTGAGGACCAAGCAACAACCGCCCCAGCTTCCGTTCTTCCTCTGTGAAGTAGTTTGTGCCCTCGCACAGACCTTCCCACACCGCAAGCGCAGCAGAGTGGGGAAGGAGGTCAGTGGCCGCAGTGGCATCCGCCGACACAACGTGCCGGGGAACCACAGCCTTCTTTCGAAGACAAGCCATGACCTCCAACCCTGCTTTGTTGGGAAGACCCTCGAGCAGACGTCGAGTCTCTGGCTCCTTGCGGAGCAACGAGAACAGACGTTTACGAAAGGAATCTCCAACCGTGAGGAGATCGACTGGACTTTTGGTGGCAATCCGAAACTTCCCTCCACCCTCCGGGAGCACAAGTGCCTCGGCGGGTGGAGGGGAGTCGGATCGCTGAAGCGCTACTTCCCGTGCTCGGTAGTAATACCTAGCTTCGGTAACCAGCGTTTCCCAATCGCCTATGTCGACTCCAATCGGTGCCTGCGGGCTCCAATCTCTTTCGCCCCGGAAGGGAGGAAGTTCGAGTACTGCCTGGGCCCGTCCTCCTTGAGAGCGGGTATGGCTTGTACAAGAACTTCCTCCCATTTGGACTGTCGGCGGAGCAGGGACCGGACTCCAGTGGTTGCCCACTGTATCAGAGTCTTCATCCCGCTGCCGATAGCCCAGTCCGGCCGCGAAAGACTTCAGTCGCGCGAGGAGGTGCTCCGGCACCTCTGGTGGGGGAGCAGGAGGAGCGAGCCTCTCGAACAGAGATTCAAGCTCCTTGCGAACCCACCGCTTCCCTTCAAGTTTGGGAAGTGCGCGCGAACAGAAGCTGAGCTGGAGACCACCATCGACAACACCCAGATGGCGGGCCAGCTCAGAGAGAGGAGACCTCGTAGGCTTCCCAGCTTTGTAGATCCAGTCGCTTCGAATCGCGTTGCACCACCCCTTCACAAGCTTGATTGCACTCTTCTCAGAGCGGAACAAGCATGTCGAAAGGATGGGCTCCGCGATCCGTCGCCACTTGACCTCCAAAGCCGGGTCGCCAGCAAGGTGGAAAGGTCCGGAATGGTACCGTACCTTTGCGGCAGCAACTGTAACTCGAATGGCCCGGAAGCAGAAATAGGCACACTTCAGGCGTCGGGCTCCCTCTCGCGAGAGAAGACCGCCACCTGTAGTGTACCGTTTCTGCAACCGGAGCTCAATCGAGTCACGGACGCTGCAACGGAACCCGCCCCACCCGTGTGCACGGGGGTTGTGGGTCTTGACACCAAACCGGGTTGGCCAGGGAGCGATCACTCGCTTCTTGGCACACCTGGGTTTGGTGCCGGGGACCACGACACCCAAAAGCACGCATGGGTCACTGGGGAGTTTCCTCCCCGGTGACGTCATGGCGCTCTTGAGTGTCAT